AAGTCCTATTGCGTGTCCTGCAGTAACTGTTGCAGTTGATGCTGCACCTGTTTGCTGAATTTGAGCAGCCAATACTGTTGCATCAGCACCCATTAATTTCATCCAACCATCAAAAGCATCATAATTTGCAGTTGCGCCATCACCACCCCATGCTAATCTTACTACATCAGAAGCGATACCTGTTACTGCTCTGTTTACGATTGCATCAGATAATTGAGTTCCCTCAATATTCATTACATCTGCACCATTTCGGTACATTTCTTCAATATAAGTTCCAAAGAACTCATCAGTACATTGCTCTAAAGCAACTCTACATCTACCTGCAGTAATTACTTTGTCATCAATATTAAATTGAGTTGAACCACTTGTTGAAGAACAAGTTGTATAAGGTTGTACTATATTTTTAAGAGCAGCAGAAGTATAAACATTCATTTTATGTTTTACATTAGGAATAACTCTATAGTTACGCATAATATCATCACTTCTAAATACTGGCTCGTAAAATATCTCATTTAGTTGCGCACCACCATAAGTTGCTGCGATACTATTATTTGCTACATTTGCCATTTTTTATTTATTTTTAGTTATTAAATTTAGTTCTAATCTTACCTGCTAATAGATTATAAAAACCTGAATTAGCATCTTCTTTTTTGTTCTCAACTACAACAGGGTCTGCTTCAGTTACAATCTCAGTACCTTTAGCATCTGCTTTGTTGATTTTAGCGTTTAACGCTTCAACTTCTTGTGTCAAAGTTTCGTTAGTTCCTTTTGAAGCAACTAATTCTTCTTCTAACAAAGAAATCTTGTTTGATAATTCAATGTTACTAGACTCAAACTCAGAAATTTTATTTTTTATCTCATCATTATCTCCTAGATTAACAGTTATCGCAGTTTGTTCAGCAACATCTGCAGAAACTTTTACATCACCTTTTACAGCAGTAACAATCTCTTCAACTTTGTTGTTAAACCATTCTTTTAACTCGTTAGTCATTTTTTTGTTATTTATATTAATACTTAATTTATTCTGTATCTCTTCCTGTGTAATGTTCTTAAACTTAGAAACATCATACTTCGCAGCAACTTTAATAGAATCAGAGATAGTATCAATAAAACCCATTTCTAATGCTTCGTTAGCATTTAACCAAGTTTCTTCATCCATCATCTCTGCAAGAGCATCATAAGATAATCCTGTCTTTTTTCTATAAATGTCTGTCAGTTCGCCTGTAATCTTCTCAAGAGTATCTGCTGTCTTTCTCATATCTTTAGCCTCACCCATTGTACCACCCCAAGCATTATGAATCATAAACAAAGAATTTTCAGCCATAACAACCTCATCTGCACCAAGAGATATAATAGTAGCAATACTCGCTGCTATACCCTCAATGTAAACTGTAGTCTTAGCCTCTCTCCTTTTGATTACATTATACATCGCCATACCATCAAAAACATCACCACCTAAACTATTAATGCGTAAGTTGATTGGCGTATCTTTTAAATCTTTAATGTCTGTAATAAACTCTTGTGCAGTTATGCCATAAGTTCCTATTTCATCAAAGATATATACATCAGCAGGTTTTCCTGCCTTGTTCTGAATGTTATACCATTTTTCTGTCATAGAGGCAAAAATAGAATATAATAAACCTTAGTTTACCTTATTTTCGTACAAAACTTTTAATATGTGATATTACTAGATGGTGTGGACTTCTTTCTCTCCTTGTAAACTATATTCTGTGCTTGACTTTCACTTATGTCGTACTTAATAGATAAATCCATCCAAGTGTTAGTTCTACTACCCTCATTGCCTACTAACATTCTATCAAAGTCTGCAATAACCATATAGTTTCTAAGTCTTTTAGGATCAATAATACCTCTTTCTACAAAATGCCTTACAACATCTTTGCAAGTAGGTGAAGAGCCAAATCTTTTCTCTAAGCCTTCTCCAGCAATTTCAATGAAGTCTTTGACTACATCTATTTTATTTTGCCTTTGCCTTTTTTGAGCCATTTCTTTTTTTAGGAGTTTGTTCTATTGCTATCCACTCTTCTACCATGTTTTCCCAAAACTTACATACTGCTGCTCTACAAGAAGTACACTTCATATCTTGTTTGTGTTGTGGGAATAATAAATGCCACTCTGCAAACATTAATCCTAAAGATTCTGCTTGGTACGTTGGAAAGTTTTTAGTGTGGTTTTTGTTTTTGATAACTGCATCAGTCATCATTTTTCTTTTAGTCTTTGCGTAATTGTTAGCGATTTCTTGGAAATTCATATATGTTTTTTTACCATTTATTCTGAGGACACTTACCAAAGAACTCTTTTGTTAAAGATGTTTTCGCATCTAGGAAGCACTTGCAATCAGCACATCTTGCACCTCTTGCTATTTTAGGTTTCTTTAGTAACATAAAGTTTCGGTAAAAACTACAACTTTTACATATATCTAGCCTTTCTAATTTGGTTTTGTTATCAACAAACATTTGTTTATTTCTTTGATTATTAAATTATTGCATCTGATTCTATCACACTAACTGAGTTTTGTGTTGAGGTTATATCTGCTTCAACTACTACTACTTTACTAGCACCTCCCATAGCACCCATCATTTGGTTTTGTCCTAGTGCATTGAATTGTTGTTGTGAGAATGAAGGCATATTAAGTAATCCACCATCTGCAAACTTAACACCTCCTCCTGCAGAGTTCATTGCTGATAATTGATTTCTAAACATTGCTGTACTTCTTTTATTTATTACTGCCTCACCACCTTCTAATTCTACCACTCTACCACCTACTGCAAACTTCTCACCACCATTAGCGTGTGATTTACCTTGCACCATACCACCATTTGCAAATGCCTCTACTACTCCACCATCTCCAAATGAATTTTTTAATGCTTTAATATTAGCAAATAAAGAGATAACTGTTCCTATCGTGGTAGCCATTGCAACTAAATTTGCTGGGAATGTTAATTTAGACTGCTCAGTAACACCGACAGCAGCATTAGATAGTGCTAATAAATTATTTGCAATAGCAGCAGCAGAAGATATTTGAATTCCTGCTTTTCTAATACCTTGCATTTTCTCATCCTCACCTGCTAAGTTTATAAGTTGGTCGCCTAATTGAGCAACTCCATCTATTTGTTCTTGATTTTCTTTTTTCTTTTCTGCATTTGCTTTTTTATCATCATCTAATTTTTTCTGCTCTGCAGCAGCAGATTTAGCAATCATTTCTAACTCATTATCTAGTATCTGACCATTAATAGCAGCAATATCTTCTGCATAAATAATGTTTAATTCTTTCATTAACTCAAGATGACCTTGCTCTGCTTCAAATGCTCTTAAATCATATTCTGCTTGAGTTATTTCTTTATTAATTAGATTTTCTTTTTCTGCGTTTAACTCTTCTTGTAAAGCATTTTTTAAAGCATCTCTTGATTCATTGTAATCTTTTTTTTCTTTTGCTAATCTTTCTCTTTCTAGCCTTTCCTTTTCTCTTTGTTCTTTTTGTTCTTTAAGTAGTTTTTCTTTTGCAGCAGCATCATCTAATTTCTTTTGGTTTTTTATGCTGTTTTGTTGTGCTAAAAAAATATCAAGTTCCTTTTTCTTTTTTTCTGCTGTTTCTGATTCTGATTGCTTCTTTTGTTCTGCTCTTAAATCAGCAAGTGCTATTTCTGTAGCCTCTATAGTTTTAGGTAAATCTGCTTGATATTGTCCTGCTGAAGTTCTTAAATCATAAAATATATTTTCTTCTGCAATAGAATCCCAGAATTTAGCCAACCCATTTCTATCATCTGTAACGTTTTTTAATCTATTTAATTCTTTTTCTAAATCATTTGCAGCGATTCTCATAGATTCACTAAGACTAATCGCAATAGTTTCATCTTTATTTATCTCTGCTAACTCTTTTAATTCTTTTACTTGATTTTTAGCAATACCAACTTGTTCACCAAATATTTCTTCTGCTACATCTCCTGTTGATTTTAATTCATCAGCAAAATTATTTAAAAGTTTAGTCCAAACATTAACTGCATTTCTTAAACTTTTTGATATTCTATTATTACCAGTAAAAATAGCAATCTCTAATCCTTCAAACGCAGACTGAGCCTCTATCAAATCTCCTGCTAAAGTATCTCTCATTATGTCAGCCATATCTTGAGCAGCACCATTAGCATCTTCTAAGGCACTTGTCAATTCAATTATTCTCTCACTTCCATTAACCATTGTTGCAAACGCTGCCACTTGTCTTAAATCTACAAGTTCCATCATTTCTGCATTAGACAACCCTTCTGCATTTAATTTTTTTAATGCCTCTTCTAAATCCTCTCCACTTTCTACAGTAAAACCTATTTTTTTAGTCAATTCAGAAGTTGGGTCTTGCATTTTTAAGAATATATTTCTTAATGATGTACCTGCAATAGAAGCCTCAATACCTGCATCTGTAAGGTTACCCATAACAGCAGTTGTTGATTCTATAGATATTCCTGCTGCATTAGCAATAGGTGCTACCTTAGTCATAGATGTTTGGAACTTTTCTATATCTAAAGCAGAACTTGTAAATGAAACAGCCATTACATCAACTACCCTTTGTGTTTCACTAGCATCTAATCCAAAACCTCTAACTGCTGCACCTGCTACAACTGCTGCTCTTCCTAAATCTGATTGAGTTGCTGTTGCTAACTGTAATGTTGCTTCTTGTGCTGCTAATATTTCAGTAGTTGAGAATCCTAATTTACCATAAGCAACTTGTAATTCTGCAACTTGAGTTGCTGTAAAGAAGGTAGTACGACCTAATTTTTGTGCTGTGGAAGTTAATCTTTTAAAATCTTTTTCTGTCGAACCTGTTATTGCTTTTACTTTTGCCATTTCAAATTCAAAATCTGAAAATGTTTTAATAGCACTACCTATTATTTTAGTGGCAGTTCTAAATGCTACAACTGCAGCACCAATCGCAGCAGTCATCTTCCCAAAACTCTTAGTAGTGCTTTTAGTTCTTCCTTCTAATTTTTTTAAATCTTTATCACCTTGTACGACTACCTGTACTACTATCTTTTCTGTATTTGTTGCCATATATATTATATATTAAAATGCTCTTTGAACATTTGTTTTTGGATTATTTTTTTTAA